ATTCGTAGCGCATAAACATTTCCCAATCCACCATCCCTAATGTGTGGCGCGGGTTGTCCTTGTTGGAGTCTTGGTTTACGTGCAAACGAAACGCCCCTAGGTGCGCCCCACCACCTACCGCTGGACCGTGGCGCGTGGCTTCCAGATACGAAGTAACGTCACCCAAGTAATGCCTTGGTGCCAACTCGCCAAGTGGCGCATAGGTCATGGTGAATGCGCACTTGGAGCGGTCCATCATCACAAACGAAGGCTCGCCAATAAAGTTCTTGTGCATCGCCATCAAACGCAAAATATTCTCGCGTGATGACTTCATCAGTTCATCTTGATTGATAAAGCCTGGTGCGCGAAGAAACCGCCCGGCACCATCAATCCAATGGCGCTGATGCCAAAACATCACGGCGTCACGATGATGATCCGCCAAATCAACTAAGTAGGACGTTGAAGATGGATAAATCACATCATCGTCGTACACAAAGCGCACTAAATCAGAATCTGCCTGATCCCAAAGGTAGGCGTAATGCGCCACTTGATCGCCGGGACAGATAAGGTGCGTGTCAATGACTTCAAAGTCATAACGCTGCGCCATATCATTGATCATGTGGCGGTCATGCTCATCAGGACTGTGATTGCCAATGATGACTTTGATGCGCGGATAGGTCTGCGCATCAATGCTGGCTAGTGTCGTGTATAGGTGCTCAGGCTTATACGCTGGAACAAGAATGGTTACAGGTCTCATGATTTCCCCCAACGCTTACGCTCAAGCTCGGCAAGTTGTACCAGTTCACGCGTGCGGCGCTCAAGTTCAATCACCATCTCTTCAAGCACTTCCCATTGCAGCTTTTCGTATTCGCTTCGTGAAAAATCCTCAAGCAATCCATTGATCCATGCTTTTCTCGCCATATCGTTCAGGTTCATCCCTGTCCTTTCAATAGTTCCGCCGCATCGTCATAGCCGTTTTTCTCCAGCAACTCAATGCAATGGTTTAAGCGTGCTTCGCCTGCGACAAACTCAATCTGCGCCGCAAAGATAAAAAGATTCTCTGCGTGCTGATCAAACCCTGTGTTTCTAGCAATGCCCATCACATCGCCAATCGTCAAATCCTTCACGTCAATACCTCCTTAATGTGTTGAGGCACCCTTGGCAGTGGCGCCCAGGCAACCGCCCATTCGGACCATGTGCCAATGACGCACACGCCGCCAGGATTGAGCAATAACATCTTCACGCCAAGTGGTGGCGGGTCATCTTGCGGTGTACGCCAAACGGTATGGCCTGCGATGTAGTCCTTCACACCACGGCCCGCAAATTACGCTTAATCGGCTTACCCCATTGCGACTGATAACCCTTGCCGTACAACCCTACAGCGGCATCGCTGGCAAAGGTTAACGCCAATGCGTCAGCCATATCGGGCGAACCCAAACCGCGCTTGCGCATCTCGTCCTTGCTTTCCAGTTTCATCTTTCCGTTGGAATTGAACGCGTAACGCGGTGCCACTAGTTCCGCCAACAAGGACTCATCTTTCGGCAATTTGCAATCGCGTTTCTCCAACCACGCTTTCATCTTGCCCCATAGCTCGGCACGCAAGTTCGTGTAAATGGTTCCCATGGCAGGGGACTCGGAAACGTTAATCCCACGCGCAGGAAGGTTCAATTCGCGCAGGCGGTCCACAACACCGGCCCCCAGGCCAATCGAATCAACAAGGATTTCGATCGGCCTATCTTCTAGCCGCATGGCCTCGTATTCCGCGACCACCGCGCCTGTGGTTTGCATCAGATCCAGGTTCCGCCATTTGCGTATCTCAGACACTGTATTGCCCTGGCGCTTGCACAAAGCCGTGGCATCCGTTCCAAACCTCGCCACATCCAGCCCCCACACAATGGCGGCTTCGCTCGTTGGCGATACATCCCTATGAAACGCGCTATCCACCAGCTCAACACCAATAAGCGTATCGTCATCCGATCGCGGAAACTCACCCAGGACACGCACGCGGAACGCGTTGGAGTCCTCGCCGTAGCGAGCCGCCATGTCAGCAATATATTCCTTGGAAACGCGCTTCGAGTCATGGCATGACACGCGGCGCGTCCACCATTCATCCTTCAACCGATGGTGCGTGTCGAAGAAAAACCCAGAAGACTTCGTAGGGTTCCCAAGCAAAATCGTCACAGCGTTATGCCCGGACATGGAACCGGCAGCGGCCTCAAAAACACTTTCAGGAATACCCGACGCTTCATCCGCCACCAGCATCACATAATCAGCATGAACGCCCTGCAAGGCTTCGGGTTGCTCGGCGCGGGATGTTCTGGCTGAAATAAACGCTTCAGTGGGCGATGCTTTCAATTCAATCCGATCGGTTTTCGGATCAAGCAACTCGCGCCATGCGTCAGGTAGCTCCTTATGCCAACGCTTCAGCTCAGCAAACAAAGCGTCATACAACTGCGAACTCGTAGGCGCAGTCACCACCACCTTGGACGGGTAACGCGTTAGCACAAAGTGCAGCATCGCCCAAGACGCTGCCGTGGACTTTCCTACGCCATGGCCTGAGCGAATCGAGATCTTCCGTTCACCGTTGCTTACAGCCGCCAAGAACTCATCTTGCCAAGCATCCGGTTCTACCCCTAAAACTTCACGCACAAACAGCGGCGCGTTCTTGCGGTACTTGTTAAGCGCCTGGCGAAACACAGCCACCAAATCATTAGACGCATCCACGATTGATCACCTTCTGAATAGCGGTATGCGAAACCTTAACACCGTGGCGACGCCCGACTTCCCAAGCAATGATGCGCAATGAATACCGACCCGCCAAACTCTTAATCGTTTCCAGCGCCTCCTGCTGTTCAGGCACAGGAATAAGCCTTGCGCTCTTACCTGAACCATCTACCGCATAACCAAACGGCGGTTTGCCGCCAACGTGACCACCTTGGGACTTCTTGGCGGCTTGCCCGGTGCGCTGGCGATCCTTGATCACTCTGCGCTCGTGGGTGGCAAATGCCGCCATGATCTCAAGCATCAGTTGCCCGTAAATGTTCTTCTCGTCCGTGACATCGCCATGACCGTTGATGATCAACCTTATCCCATCACGCTTGAACTCATGCACCACATTCAACGTGTCCATCGAGTTGCGGCTAAACCTATCCAGCTTTGCCACAATCACAACGTCACCGCGCTTCAGCGTCACACCGTTTGCCGCCAAACGACCAATGAATCCCAAATGCCCTGACACGCCAGCGTCCTCGATGAACTGATCAATGACCAGGTTATGCGTGAGTGCATTGCCTTCCACTTCGCGGCGCTGCGTATCCAAACTCGTACCGCTGGCCTGTTCATCCGTGGACACGCGCAAGTAAGCGTAAACGCTCATAGCGCCACCCAAACCATGATCGCGTAGAGAGCGCCAAACATTGCGCCGCCAAGTATCAATGTTGCGTTCGTAGATTTCATCACTTCTTCCTGTGTTTTGTTGGTGAATCAATTACACCACGTTTACAGTCATTTGTAATCGCTATCAGAATTTTTTTTGACGCCAGCCGACGAACGGATAAGCGGTAGGTGGGGGGCGAGTCCACATTAGCCATTGCATGGAGCGAGCCCACATTAGCCATTGCACGAAGTGCGAGTGGCGCGTGTGGGGTGCCGCGCCAACGCCGCCCCCTCGAAATCGACAAGGGGGGGGGTCGCGCCAGCGGCGCGGAGCCCAGAGTGTCGCGTCAGCGCGACAGGTTACCCGTTGTGCGGTGCAACATCTATGGTGTTGTCATCTTCGTTTACGGCGATTACAGCATCGGCGTGCTTTGACGCCATCAGGTGCGCCTGGTTCAGGTTGACCTGTATAGCCACTTGCTGTTGCTTATCACCATATACAGCCTGGTTCCACTTCCCCGCCAGCCATTGCCTGTAACGCGCTCTAACGTTCGCCAAATTCGCTGAAGCCACGTCCGCCGAATCGACAATCGTCAGCCCTTGCTCCGCCAAAGCGTGCGCGGCACGCGCACGTGCACGCGAGAACTCTTCGCTGCGCTTCGGCGTTGTTTCCGCCCACGCGTAAAACGCGCCCTCGCTCACTTCCAACCTTCCAACGATGTCCGTTATCTTGACTCCGCTTGCAATGTCCTCGAATAACTTTTCCTCGCCACCCGGATACCGATGAATCGACCTATTGACAATGGACCGAGCCTCGCGCCTTTTCTTGTTGGACATTTCAGCGACTTGGCTTTGCTCAGAAACAGCTAACCCTCCACCCGCGCCACGCGCTTCGCGCAATGCGCCGCTATCCACGCTCTCCGCCTCGCTACCACGCTTCACATCATCCATGTTCACTTAGCCTTTCCTTTCATCGATTCCATGATCTCAACCGTCTTTTCGCTCAAAGTGTAACCGTCGTCTGTTCCCGTGTCACCCGTAAACACTGGCCCCACATCCTCTGGCTGGATCACTGACATCACTTCCGTACCAGGCATCGCTCGCTTCAGTCTAATCGCCTGCGTAAACACGGGCGCAGCCAGGATCACCGCCA